CTCCGCCTACGCTCGAAGTTGTTCTCCTTTACAATATTGTTGTGATGGCGGATCTGGCAGGGCTGGCAGCGACACGAGCGGGTGCCCGTAGGCTGAAACAGTGTTCCACAATCCAGGCAGGGCTTTTGCTTAAATCGCATGGTAACTCTCCTCGGGAAACAGATTGAGTGATGTGACATGGCCATTGTCTTGGATCTTCGAAGCGTCACGCTTGCGACGGCGTTCCAATCGCTTACGACAAGCAGGGGTGGCAGACAACTTTCTGGCGGGGATAATGCGGCCACAGCCACAGGCGCAGAGGCGTTTGCCGAAAGAGATGGAAGATGAATTAATAACAGCACGAGCGACGATTCTGGCCATGGGAATTGGAACTCCATTGCCGACTGCTTTGTACTTGGCTGATCGTGACATTCCAGGAAAATCGAAATCCCTGGGAAGCCCTTGCAACTCGCAGAAGTCAGCAAAGCCGCGACGGTTAGATCGCCTACCTTCACCAGCCATGCACAATGGTTGTGACGGGTCGATCGGGATAAATCTTTCAGGGCTGAGAAAATGATTGAGACGACTACCATACTGGAAGTGTCGCAAACGTGACTGAGCTGAGCCGCATTCCCTGGCGTTGAGATCGAAACGCTGAAAGGAAAACCCTGGGATGGTCACATCAGGGACAGTTGGCACATTCTCGAGAAGATACCAAACAGGATTAGCCTCTGTGACCACACGTGCAAACTCCTCTAACATTTCAAGACCATAACCAGTTGGAGGAGATCGCCTGGCTTTGCTGAAATCCTGGCAGGGGGATCCTGCAATGATGCCATGAAAAACACCAGGCGGTGGAGAGAAGCGACGAATGTCGCCACCCCAAAGGAGATCGGGACCACGAACCACACAGAAACCTTCGAGCTCGAAGCCACGACCCAAGAGATCGATGCCCGGGAAAAGAGAAAGCACTATCTCATCAGTACTCATAATCCGCTGGCTCTAGAAGATCATTAAATCCCCGCGGTCGATCCTGCTCATTTGGCGATGGCAGCTGTAGGGGTGGGATATAAATATTGACCGGATGAGGCTCGTGAAATTGTACGATTCTTAATACTGTCTCCTGGTCGACCGGAGTCATACAATAAATAGCGCCATGGCCGTAGAAATGAGTAACCGGTGGGGAATTACCATACGCGGGCACATCAACTCGGATGAAAGCGCATCCACCAATGGTTTGTTCTGTGACTCGACCGGCAGTGACCTGATGACCGAATAGCTCGACGATGCACCACTGTTCGAAATTAGATTGAGGTTGATCGCTCATGGGGATGAAAAAACCTCCGTTAAGAATTGATCTGCCTTAGGATTAGGCTTGAGACGAACTAAGTCACCTTGTGGCTCGGACTTGATACCCAGGTCAAGCTGAATAGCTTTCTGAAATGCAGGAGAGGATTTAAGCAAGGAGCCATTCCAGAATCCATAACGCTCGATGATGGCTGAAAACTCCTCGAAATCGTGATCTACGATTGAAAAGCCTTTATCCGTATGAATGCAATGGCAGAGCTGATGATCTATGAGTGCTTTACGCTGTTCTAATGAGAACAGGGCATAAGACTCCTCAGCTATCCAGATAAAATAATCGAGAGCGTCAACACCCTTGGTTTCAAACAAAGCCTGAATTACGAAATTAACTTTAGTAACCTTGGCGTGAACTAGAAAACCCTGGCTTTTACCCGGGGAGCTTCGAAAAAGAAATCCAATACGAGCATCCAAAAGATCGGAATGAAAACTATGGATCAGCTCCTGGGCTAGATCGATGACTTCGCTGCTGGCTTCGCTCCATACTACTGAAGACATTATTTGTTCTCCTCTTTATTTTCTTCTTGATTCGCTGGCGATGGTGCCGGCTGCACCAAAGGAGAATAAAGTTGACTCATTTCACGACCATGACATTTCGGCCAGCCATGAGCAAGGTAACCAGCACAATCTTCAGTAGTAGCCTCTATAGTCATGCCGCAGGTTTTGCAGATCAGAGTAAGGCCATCAGGATATACACATTTGGCGATCTTAATATGAAAGTTACTGACATTCGAAAGCAGAACAGAGAGATTCATTATTCACCTTCCTCTTTCTTATTTTTTTGATCTGATGGTGGTGGAAATGGCTGCGCTAAAGCCGGTGGAGATTCCTTGAGGTCTTTAACCAGCTGGTCCATTACTTCCTCACTGACCGGCTCTCCGGCAAACTTGAGGCTGATGGAAAGGATGAGTCGCAGGTAGGAATCGGGGAGCTGGGCAAGCTGGCTACTCAAGCTAAAGAAAGCCTGGGTAATATCCCTGGCTGCCTTAGCAAGGCTCTCATTGTCCCACCTGGATATTTCGGGAATATGAACATGAAAAACGTCGTCGTAAGACGAGGTTGGTCGACCTCCGGTGGTCCTCGGGATGGAGCTAGACATGCCGATCTCTACGGCTCTCTGGTAGGCGTGATACAGAATATCCTGGAGGATCCACAGGAAATGCGCCTGGCGGCGTCTCAGGTGACGTTCTGTAGGGCCTTGCATGGCCTGAGCGGTGGCCAGGGAAATATCGCCAGCATCGCCACGCCAGTGGGGGGGATATCCCGAACCGGAATCGACCATACCCCGCACGGCTTGAAGGTCTTTGGCTGCATCTGCGCCACGAAGGAGGGGAGTATTGACGTCCCAGGTTTCGGAATCGTCCTTGATAATGATGCTGCCGGCTTCGGGGGGCGTGCGGTACTGCTCTTGTTTTTCCTTGACCCGATTACTTGGAACGGTGACGATCCACAGAAAGGCTCTCACAGCCCAATTCAACCTGACCCTATCCTCGAGCATGCGCGAATACCTTTGCAGCCAGGGCAACATGGTAATTAGATCGCTCTCTCCAAGCAGAGCACCCACAGGACGATTGATAGAATAGTGCAAACAAATTGAATCACCAGAAGAAGAATCTGGATGAGAAGGAGAAAGCCAGACTTTAGGCTCTCCGATTTCAGAGATTTCATGGTAAGCGAGCTCCGTTTCCCAATCATTGGAGGCGGTGTCGATCTTGTTGATCCGATCCTTGGTGATGAATCGAATGTAGCTCATACCATCCTGGGGATTGCGGAAAAGCAGCACGAACAAATCTCCGGACCTGGCCAGCTCGTCGGACATGGAGCTGACCCGGATGGCCATGTTATTCTTAGGGTGGGACCAAAAATCCTTGATGAACTTATTCAGACTTCGAACGGGTGAGCTAATATTGATGGCATCGCCTACGATGTAGTCGGTGGTGATGGCCACAGCCCGCCAGGCCATGGGGTTCTTACGCCAGGCTTCCAGGGCGTCGGCGTAGATTTCCTGGAGGCGGGCGGGGTCATAGTCGTGAGGCCGGCCGGTGAGAGCGGTATAGCCAGGGGAATCATCGACGATCGACGACACCGATCCAAGTGGCGATGCTGCAGCAGGATTTAAGAAGGCTGAAATACGATCTATAAGATTAGGCATAGATACCTCTCTTTGTGACCCAATCAGGCGGAGTGAAAAGAAATAACTGACCTGGAATATAGACCGCCTGGATGTGAAGATGACAGCGCTGGCAGAGGGCAACCAGGTTAGAAGGATCGCAATTAGCGGGATTACCATCCAGATGATGGACAGTGAGAACGTGACCGGTCGAGGGATCATGAACGTGACCACAATGCTCGCAGAAATTACCTGAGGCTTCCTTTATTGCGGAAGCGATCTCTGGCCAATTTTCGGGGTAGCGGTTTTGATTCTTCACGGTAAATACCCTGCCGAATCAACAGGAACACCCTGATAACGGACTTCGAAGTGAAGATGAGTTCCATCAGGGTTACCCGGACCCCCGCGGCAATTACCCGAATGACCGAGATATCCAACGACGTCACCGGCAGTAACAATGTTTCCGACGAGGATGCCGGCAAAACCCGAAAGATGAGCATAGATGGAAACGAAGCCATTCAGATGGTCGATATAAACCACGTTGCCATAACCCTCCGGACTGTAAGAAGCCTTCTTTAGGATGCCATCAGCGGCGGCATACACATTGGCGCCTTCTCGGATATCCGAATAAGCCAGGTCAAGACCACCGTTGTAATACTTCAAGTTGTGCTCGAGCTTATATTGAAGATGCTCTTGAAATGTTTGGGTAACGATGAAGCCTGGATCGAGGGGCCACTGAAAAAAAAAGTTCGCATCTGGCTTGACATCTTGATTATTTAAAGTTTCATAGACCTCAATGGAAGGAGGGCGTTGAAGAACCGGTATCCACCTACCATCGACCTGTTTATATTGAACGCCGGATTTAACCTTGACAGATCTGGCTCCCTTTTTATGACTTTTGCTTTTGTAGTAACAGACTGCAAGATGAATGAACTCTCTGAGTGAGATTGACTCGCTGATGGTGATCACAGAAGCCAAAAAAACAAAGCTAATTGGAAGCAAAAAGTGAACGGATTTAGAACCTGGATTCATAACCATGGGCAAAAAAGTAGGCCAAATAGGTAGGGGCCAATTCGTAATCATATTCAACTCCTGGAGAAGAAACCTGGTCGATGGGTAATTACTTTGATTGTCCAGTCTTTGAGATACCAGGGAGGAACTCTGACGTAGCAATCGGGATGAAGAAATGAAACGCTCTCACTGGTATACCTGGGAAGATTGAAAACACGAATGGCGAAAATTTTGAACATGAAATTAGGCTTCATGGCTCAACCTTTGAAGTAGCAATATCTACAGCGTTTTGATAGACATCCACTGCTACATGAATAACCTTAAGCAACTCCCCCTGGTCATTGTATAGCTCGTGCGAACAAAGAAGCCTTAGATAGTCTTCCATGTCACTCAAAGGAATATCCCAAACATAGGGTGAAGAACTATAGGATTGAATTCTGACTTTCATTTTTGCACTCCTGAATTTAAAAACTCATTTCTTTAAGCGGGTCATAAGCCTCAACGACAACAGCTTCCGCCTGACCGAGGCCGGTTTCCTGATCGAGCAGGGCAACGAGAGCGGAAGAAAGAAGCAGGTCATCGTGTAGCAGCTCGCCGGTGGAGGGATGGCGAGCCCCATTGGGGACACCCCAGCGCACCATCTTCCCGGGGCCGGCAAGGATTTCGAAGCTAGTTTGCTCGCATTGATCCCAAAAGAGAGTGAGCAGCCGGTCTTGCTCCGAATTACCATCCCAAGAATGAGCATAGCCTTTGTACCTGCCAGACTCTACTACCGCCAGAAACGACCATGCGAGATCTGATTTACTCTTGAGACTGAACTTGAAAGGAACAACCACGGAAGAGAACGTCTTGCCCAGGAAGGAAGCGACTCCTTCTCCTACCCCAGTGGCATCAATGATGATCTTGACTGGCTTCCATAGATCAGCCAGCGCCTTGATACCAGAGTAAAGCAAAGCATGAGAGACCCCAGTCCAGACCTTTCGAAAAACAGAATAGTAACTAGGCGCTCGAATTAGATCGTTGGCAAGGGTGGAGAAGTCGATCTGGAAAACGGTCAGAGCAGTAGAATCCCGGGCAGCAGAAACCTCAGCAGAAGCATCGAACTCCTCCCCACCAACATCGATACAGAAAGCATAGGTAAGCCCAGGCTTCGGCTCGTGATAATAGCTGTGAGTCCCCTTCATCAAGGCGAGTCTCTCGGGTGGGAACATACCAGACCGAGCATCAATCTCCTCGGAGAAAAACTGAGTTCTTACAAACGGATGATTGCGTCCCAGCTTGGCGATCTCCCCATCCACAAACTTACCATAAGATGGAACCTCAAGCCTGACCTGATCGCTGTTTAGCTCGAATAACCTCTTGCAACCATCCTTCTTCTCAGCTTCCAGAGCCGCTCGCTTCTCCCTAGCCAGCAAGGTCTGGCTCGTCCAGGCAGTACCCCAGAAGACCCGGGTAGCATTGGTAGATGCAGCCATAGGATTGATCTCTTTGTCGAACTTCTCGATGGTGACATCCTGGGCTTCGTCGCACTCCAACAAAACGCTGGCGGTTGCACCCACGATATTAGACGTTGGCGCACCACTGAGAAAGTAGATGCGGGATCCAAAATACTTATAGATAAAATTCTGTTCCTTCTTCCATTTGCCAATGGTTAACAAATTGCGCTTGAAAATACGCTCTAACCGGCGCATGGCATTGAGAGATTGCGGCTTCCAAGTGGGAGAAACCTTAACGATCTCTCCATCCAGAGTGGCATAGAGCGCCATGAGATAGGCTTCAATTTCGGCTTGCAACTCATTCTTACCGGACTGGCGAGGAAAGATGACCACGAACGAGAAGCCGCGCCGGTTGATCACAGAATCGACGATAGCAAGAGCGACTTCCCTTTGATAGCTACGCAACTTGACACCTGAACCATGCTCGGAAAAAGCGGTTATATCCTGTAACATGGCTATGATTCCATCAACGAGGTCTGCCATGATGTGTAGAAACCCCTTACTAGCGCAGACATATTAAAGGTTGAGCGTAATCCAAGATACACCATCGCCATTGACGGCGGAATCCAACCAGAGAGTAGCCAAAGAACCAACGAACTCAAATTCGATAGACTCTCCCTTAAGCAAGCGAAGGCCATTGCTCACGGTGACATCCCCTGCACCATCGTTTCCCACGGCAACCACGCCAGTATTCGTATCCAGCGCCTTGACCATGAGCGGACCCTGAATAGATTGGATACCAAGCTGCACGGCAGTGCCGGCCGTAGTGACAGTTTTCTGACCTGACATAGCCATGATGACTAACTACCTTTCGCCTTTGCTGCTGGCTTGACCTGCTCGAGATTGATTGACTGGCCATCCTTGATAGCCTCTTCGAATGGTGTAGCTATGGCAGCCAGGTGCTTCTCAATCTCGGTGAGTTTGTCCAAAATATTGATTTTGACATCTGCGTCAAGCAACCTGCAAATATTGGAAGCCATTGCTGAATCACCCCTATAGTCTAATGCTCTAGCTTCTTCAAGGGCTTTTGTTAATAGTTCAGTTTTGCGTGGCATTGTTAAACTCCTTTGATACGAAACAATTAGAAACAATTCAGTTGATTAAACGTCCCAGGTTATGTTGGGGACTGAGCTTAAGTACTGATACTGGTTTCTTTTTTTGTAGGGGATTCGATTACCTTTTTTGTTTTCCTTTTCTATTTGATATTGAGCTGGCAATGTGATTCATGAAAAAATTTTTAAGCCATGATGGCTCGGACTAAGCTAATCAACGAGAGAAGACCTCCACCAATGGCAAGGGATGACAGGAGCTTGAATTGAGTAGCAGATTCCTGGAGAGATCGAATGCGCTGCTCGAAATCATCCGCCTTGCGCTCGAGAGCTTCCAGTCTATGCTTGCTGATTTCATCTCCGTGCTGTTGACTAGCACGAACACGATCTATATCGGCTCGCAACAAGTCAATGGCGTGATGGAGCTGTTCGCCAATCAGATCAGCTTCAGCCGTCATTTAAATCCCAGGCTTCCTGCACAGAATTAATGGCAATCAAGATCTGAGAATTAAGATCGATAAGAATGGGGCACGCGTCTTTGTCGACGGTACAGGTATTGCAGGCACGCATATCACGGCGAAGCTTGCGAAGAAGCCTGACCATATCCTTTGAGAGCGACGTGATTTTGGCTTTATCATTGCAGACCGGGCAGGTTAGCCATGGTCTTGCAGGATCCAGGGCGATTTGAGAATGTAGCTTAGGCATCTGGCTCTCCTTTCAGATTTAGAACATCAACGATACGTGTGAGAGCGACGGAGATAGCGGATTGAGTCTCATCGGACCGGGCCTCGAGAGCTGCTAAAGTTCTGGTAATTGATGCGATCCGTATACAAGCAAGACCAAAACTACTCAATGCAGAAACTGCTTTCATTGGATCGTCCTCTTCAACCCTCTCTGAATAGCCCATGATACGACGAGCGGCAACTCGCAGCCCGGCGATCTCACTCTCGAGGTTGACATGTATAACATCGAGGTCTTGGGGTTCGAAATGACGAAACTGGCGGGAATAATAACCATGCCGCAGAGCGTTGGTATTACCCTTCGGTGCACCACGTTTTGCCATTGAAATGGGATCTCATCGACGAATTTGATGTTACGGACCGCAAATTTCTCCCTGGCCGCCAGGTTGCTCAAGCCTGGCGGTTACAGGGGAGAGAATATGTCACCGGGTGAGGAGGGCACCCGGATAATCTAACTCTTGGAAGGACTGATGAGATAGGCTGCCTGGTTGGCGATCAGAGCTGCAATGAACGCCTTGGCGATAACGAAAGCTCCCGCCGAAGTGCAAGAAACCACCGGATCGACAAAGTCTCCCCAACCGCCACAGGAAACGCCGTAACTACCTATGGCAGCTGCAATGAGCAGGGGC